CAGCTTTTCTCCTTAGGTGGAAAACCCACCAAAACGCCGGCTAAGGCCGGGCCGTACTTAACTGTACGGCATCCATTCTACGCTGAAACTAGAAGGAGCATCGCGTGGGTACAAGCCCCCCACGACACCCCCCCCAGCTCCGTACGTAGCGCAAGCTAGTACGATGTCCGGGTGGATATTCCCGTACTTGACCAGAGATGCGATATCTGGTCGGCTCTTAAGGCCTCGTACATACCGGATACTGTCCTTAAATCGCACTGTCCAAGATTCCTCCCGATCCCAGATCACGGAGTCCCCAAGGCCTTTAGGGCCACGTAGACTTCGCAACCTGGAAGGGATACAATCAAGTACAGAAAACCAGCACTTACGATCCAGATCAACACCATGGGGTGCCAATCTCTCACGTAAGAGACTAATCTGGTTAGCAAGGACAATATAGTCTCGCGGTTCACTGGGTAACTCCTTTAGGAACACTGGGCGGACATCAAGTCCATCCCAGTAGTCCCCGCCGCAGCTTTCCCGGAATGGCGCCTCACCAAAGAAGGATTTCTCCTTATTCAATAAGAAACCAAAGAACTGCAAGACCGCACTCAGTCGAGAAAACAAGTCATCTTTGACGATTATGTCGTCTCCAAACACGAAGACATCCTTACCCAGGACGCCTTCATGGCCGTTCCAACGTGCAGTGATGCACGCCAGAGCGGCGAAGATGATTGTTTCGAGCTCGAAAGTGTACCCGTTCCCCATACTCGAGAACTTCTCGAGTACGACCCACCGGCCGTCCACCTCAGTCTTCTTGCTACGCAAGTCGTCCAAGGCTTCAAACCATTGATGGGGCATGAGCAACTTGACCAAGTTGCTACACACGGTGTCGCTAGCGGAACTCAAGTCGAGAGTGCAATACTCTCGCGTTCGCGATGCTTTACAGGCGACCTGCCTGTGGACATCTTGAGCGTGATCAAGGTCCCATCCTGCATTAGTCAGCAGGCGCTTCCGAAGGACTCTCCCGAGTCCTAGCTGGAAGAATACGTTTACCGAGGGCTCAACGGCAATGCCGCGATCCACAAGGGACGTTTTCGGTACCGTTGTGAAACGGTTACCAGGGACAGTAATCAACTTACCCGCAGAGGCCACGAGGGACCCCCACTGGCTGCCGAACAACTGTGGCAGATACCAGATTGCGGATGAGGTCAGAGTTGGATCGG